AGGCCGCCGCAATCCAATAGGCTGCACTACACATATACCCATTGGTATACGCTACGATAGGCTTTTCTATGCCTTTGATGATGTGTGCCAGCTCCGCCGTGCCTGAGACCATACCCCCGCCGCTATTTATATCCAAGATGATTGCCGAGACACTTGGGTGTGCGTCCAACTGCCGAAGGTAGCGCCCATAGCTCTGAGTACCTATATAGTCATAGGACGTATGCTTAACGATCGCCCCGTATATATCCACCACAACGGGGAAAGTATCCCGCCCGCTGGCACTCCCGCTACGTGCCTGCACCTCCAGCTTAGCCTCATAATCCGCCTCCAGCTTCTCCGATGCCGCAAAAGCATTATCCTTAAACCCCTTTACAAGCCCAGGAATAATGGAGAGCAAATATTCTTTTTCTATCGCTAATACCATGTTTTTTAGTTCTTAGTGGTTAGTAGTTAGCAACTGTCGTCTGTCTTCTGACAACTAACAACTGTTATCTGACCTCCGCAAAGGTAATACACCCCTTTCTCCTCCCAAAGGACAGCTTTTTTAATCATTAATGCCCTCTTCACTTTTCACTCTTCACTTTTCACTTAATTGGTCGGCGGCAAGAACATCAGCACTCGGAATTTCTCCGTAATCTTCCCAAGCGTTGGGAAAATGATCGTTTGCCCCGTCAGGCTAATGGTAAATAGATCCTTCCCCGTACCGTTATCCACGATGTCGTCATCTATGGTAAGGCTAAAGGGTTCCCTATGGTTACCCACCACGAGCATCTCCTGAGCCGATACCAGGGCTACCACATACTTACGCTTTTTGTGCATGGATATCAGCTTCATCCGTACCTCCTTGCTCAGCTCGTATATGGGAAAGGTAACCTTCATATCGAAGTAGTCATTGTGGTTCTGCTCCTTGAGGCTTATCTTACGATTGTAGCCGCTCGGGTGTGCCACATGCAGCTTCACAAGGGCAGCATTCGGATCGGGGGTAAGCGCCCTTAGGTTCTGGTTAAAGGTAAAACTCGCCGCGTCAAACAGCAGCACATGGCGTATCTCACGCGTAAAATCCTCCCCTATATTGCATAATTCGTAACTCATCTTTCTCTTAGTTATTAGTGGTTAGTTGTCAGTTGCTAGTTATCAGCCTCTGTCCTCTGTCTTCTGACTTCTGTCTTCTGTCCAATGCAAAAATAAAAGCCCCTCCCCAATCGGGAAAGGACTTTTTTAACCACTAACCACTAATAACTTTCTCATAGAACACCACCAACCCTCCTTCTTTGGCAAGGGCATGTTCTAGTCGTGCTCCTTGGCTTTCTTCCCACCCTGCAAGCATATAGATACCCTCGCATTGGAGTAGGGCGATAATATCTTTCGCCATGTGTGCCTCCCATGGGTCAGTATCCCCTAGCCCGTTACAAAGAGGATTCGTAACCTCGTGTCCCAGGGCGCGCAGCGTATCCGCCACATCGCCAAACCGCTTACGGGTATAGCTTAGCTCCGTCCCACTTATCTGTCCTGATAGGTATATTTTCATCTACTATAAATTTTAATCGTTTTGCTATGAGTTCTACTATATCCACGGTTACCGCATTACCTATGAGCATATAGCGCTGTGTCTTTGCTATGGGTTTGATAACTCCATCGTAATTGCCATATTGTGTCCAGTTGTCGGGAAACCCTTGCAGTCGTTCACATTCTATTTCTGTAAGTCTTCTAACGCCTTTATTTCTACCCCTTTTATGTCTTATTACAGTCATATCTGAGTGCAAACCTCCTGAGTGTCCGCCGCCTGTAAGGGTGGCTGCAACCTTGGGGACTATATAAGTATCATTGCTCCCCATCTTGGAGTAGCGGGCAGTTATTGTTCGTGCAAGTGAAGTTTTGATACTTGTACGTTTCCTATTTTCTTTCCTTGTCTTTCCCTCAAGTAATTTATCATCTTTTCCGATAGGAAATACTCCTGGGACACTTCGTCCTGCAAAATGTCCGATAAGGTATATCCGCTCTCTATTCTGGGGTAAAAGCCAGCTTGTATTAAGCAATTGCCATTCAAGTCTATAACCCCCAATGTGGGCAAACGCTTGGAGAATTGCCCAAAAGTCTGCGCCAGCATTTGAGGAGAATGCTCCTTTAACATTCTCCCAGACAAATAAACTTGGTCTGATGTCAGTAATGAGGGCAATTGCGTGCTGGATAAGGCTACTTTTGGCTCCTTTAAGCCCCTCTCTTCTTCCAGCAGTTGAGAAATTTTGACATGGCGAACCGAAAGTGATAATGTCAATGTCTGTAAACTCTCTTCCGTGAAGAGTGGTAATATCTCCGAGGTTTTTTGCATGAGGAAAATTGTGTTTATAGTTTGCTATGGCGTGTTTGTCTATCTCTGAAAAATAATGCTCTGTAAATTGGTATCCTGCCCGCTGAAAGCCGAGCGAAAAGCCACCAATCCCACTAAAAAGGTCTATGATTTTCATTTCTTATTGCTCTTTAAAATATCTATACTATCAAGCCATTCTTCTCGCATAAAGTGTGAGAAAGGAAGGTCTTTGAATTTCACTTCATAGGCAGGAAACAACGCTCCTTCTTCTGTCTTTTCCACTCCTACCTTCACTATTTCACAAGTAAAATCAAAACAAGGGGGGAATCTTACTCTTATTATTCTATCTGTTACCACAACTCTATCTCCCAATTTAAATTTATGTTTTATTTTTTCCATTTTACAACAAAGGTTTAGCTTTCTCCAATAATTCCTTTTGTTCTTCTAGGAAATTGTAGGCTATTTCATGTGATTTAAAAGCAAGCACTCTACTAGTATTGAGCCATAACTCCAAACAAGGTTTCCCTTTCTCTACCGAGATACAAAATTTATTCTTATCATCTTCCCAATCAGGCTGCCACCCCTTATTGTAGTAATCTCTAAGAATAACTAATTGTCTAAGAGCTTCAAACACTTCTGGACTAATACTCTTAGGATAAAGTATATTTCTACCTGCCAAATCAAAATAAGCATATTTGTCCCTATCATACTTCAATTTTTTTTCCGCTTCCTCAAAAGTCGGCGCAGGGCCTTTTTGTTCAAATCCTTCAAGATCTATAGAATAATCCGAAGTGGACAATGTATTGATTGCTCCTTTGCTTTTTACAAAGCAACCTTCGTTAGTGTATTGAATTTTTAAACCATCATTAAATTCAACCTTAATAGGAAAGTCAAACTTTGTATCCTTTAAAACCTCTATTACTTTCCCTTTGTCTGGTGATATTGTTTTATCCCAAACTTCCATTCCTTCTTTAAATACTGTTTTCATTTCTTATTCCTTTCTTTAAATTCTGACACTGTATATGTAATTCCTGATAAGATCAGACATACGATAAGCATTCTTCCGCCCCAACCTAATGTGGCTATATCAGTAGTCCAGCCTATAAAAAAACAGACTCCAAAAACAAACATAATCCACAATATGTTAATAGCTATTAGTTGAATAATTGCAAGTATTTTATTTCTCATATTTTCAATTTTTTTTCACTCGTCACCTATTCCCCCTTCTGAGGTTAGGGGGACTTCGAGGGTTAGGGGGTTCACTTGTAACTCTTTATAAGGAATCCATTTACCTTTTACTTTTTGGTCATATACATACAGAATCTTTGATATGTCGTCTATTATCTTCTCTGTCAGTTTACGACTTTTTTCTTCAAATTCCCCTTTATGCGCCCGATATAACACCTCTGTTATCACACCTATTTGTGTGTCATTTAGGTCTGATGTTAGCGCAACACTATATTTATCATCTTCTTTTTTTATCAGCTCAATAGAGAGCTTCCCTAAAAGTTGTTCTGTTTTCATAATTGTTACTTCTTTTTGTATCTTTTCTTTGTTTTGCGAATATTTTGCGAGTTTTCCAAACTATTATAGTAGAGGTAGGGGTTTGTTATGGTCAAACTTCTACTTTCTTCCAATATTTCCATGAGGGTTTTCCCTTCTTTTTGTTTTTCTGCAATTTCTTTTTGTACAGATTCTTTGATTTTTTCAATGGTTTTATCTTTCATCTTTCACGAATTTACCGTTAATCATTTTTTCCAGTTCTGTTTTTTATCTCGTTGTAAGCCATATTTAGACACTCCTCAAGAGTGGTATTCTCTAATAGGGCTATCTCCAATGAGACAAGCCAAGTGGGGTAGTTGTTATTTTTCATCTTTGTTGTTTTTAAGGTTATTCTTCTGAAAATTCTAAACTGTCAATCATAAAGATATAATGAGAAGGATCTCCACTATAACCCTCATCAGTAACAAGTTCTACGGCTTCTTTGTAGGGGTGATTGGTTAGAGGGTCATCATCTTCACTATATACTATTTCTTCTTTGTACATAGCTTGTAATTGCTGTGCTACTTTTTCAGAAACTTCACCACTAAATCTAACTTGGTACGTTACTGTTATACCTAATTCGTCAATTGTTACTTTTTTATTTTTCATCTTTCACAAATTTTCCATTAATCATTTTCCCTTTTCTGTTTTTGATTTTGTTGTAAGCGATGTTTAGGCACTCTTCAAGAGTGGTATTCTCTAATAGGGCAATCTCGTTGAGAGAATGTGCAATACTAAATACCCTAATTTCGCTTGGTTCAGATAGGTTTTCACCTTCATTCCTCATATTAATACTTATCAATCTATCTAAAGATCTATAAACTCCTATAACTTGTGTGATGATGTCAAGTTCTGGCAAGGATAGTTCAACCGCTTGCTTAATCTTCTTTATAACATCCAATTCTATAAAGTAACAGTAGTTAATAAGGCAAATCATAGTATCACCTACGCATCTTGGATAGCTGGTTTATCATTGTCATAACACGCCTTGATAAGCTCCCCAACCTCTTCATGGGTCTTAAGGAGTTGGTCAAATGGGGTGCTTTTGTCAAATATCCCCCTTTCTTTTGCCCACTCTTGGATAAGTGGGACGAGTTCTTGAATTGTTTTCATTGTTCTATAATTTTTAATCGTTTTTTACTTTTTACCTCCCCCCCTAACCACTAACCACTAACACTTCACTCTTTAAAAAGTTCTTTGTATTTAGAAGTTGTTATCTCTGTGCAATCCGAAGGAATGGGTACATCTGTCCAATCCTCTTCAATGATAAAACCAAAGTATTCGTTATTAGCCTTAGAAAAACCAATATGCTCGCTAAATCCTTCTTTCCAACCTATACAGGCATTAAGTTCTTTTTTGCTAATTGTAACGGCTTGGTCAAAGTCAGCTTGTATGGATTTGCCTTGCTTAATGTTGAGTCGTGGCATATATTCACCATTTCTGACTTCCTTCCATACTTTGGTGTCTACAGTAGTGCCTTGGGGAAATATTACAGATGATATTCCTCCTGCGGCTACCCAATATTCTCCTCGCCACGAGGTGAATCCGTATTTTTCGGCTAATGCTTTTTGGTTTTCAAAGCAAACTTCTAATTTTTCGGCTATCTTTTGAAACTTTTTACCAGTTTCACTTTCTTTTTTTGTAATAAAATACATGCTCATTATTTTAATTTTAAATATTACTTATTCACTTTTCCCTACTGTGAGCGCTCGTAACTAGTCACTAACAACTAACCACTAATCAC